GGGTGAGAAGGATCGATCAAGATCCGTAATATGTACGAGAAAGGCATAACGCCTTTCTTAACAAACATAGTAGCTAACGACATAAAAGTCACATTAGCTGTCCCCCGGTCTCATGCATGCTTCACGGAAAGACGCTTCACTCACAGCACAAGGCGTTTATAGCGAATACCGTTTGATAAAAGTTTATCTACAATATTAGCTCTACCCGCCAATGTATTCTGGGAGATTCACATCCGCCATGAAACAGCAGACACATTCTCTCCATGCAATCCTGTTACCTTAGCGAACTCAAACATAGGCTTTGAAGATACCACACTCTTTGAAAGGTTTATACCGACTCCTAACCTAGACATAATATTTAGGTAAGACTCAGCAATATCCCGATCAAAAATGCAAATATCATCGCCCAGAAGCTCATAATTCGTATATCAAGAGGTATTATACCCTCTCGCAACTCTATATGAGAGCTGGACAAGCAAATGATGAGTAAGAGCAAGCATGCCTCAAGATGAAAGAGCCCCCATTGGCTGACCCACAGCGTAACGTAAGTATTTTGGAGAATCTGGATTATACTCGCCAATTGGCAGAACATAATCACGATTTACTAGGAGACTACGTCACGACTGCGCAAAATCCTCTCCTAAAAGAGAAGATAAAACGGCCTCCTGTATCACTACGGGTAGCCGGTCAGTTGCAGCGGAGAGATCATAACCATAAGAGGCACCAGATACCTTAGCTTTCACGTGACATCGATTCACCGACGCCCGTTGGTCAAAAGTCCCATCATTAGGGAATTGAGACAGGATGGAGAAAAGGTAATCATGCAACGGCTTCAGCGCGGACTGAGTCCACACGTCCACCATCGCAAAAACACGCAGTTTCCCCGCCGCCTCTTCCTTTATAGAAAGCTGGCCCTCTCCCTTAAGAGATGGGCAAGCCTTCAAATGACGGTATTCTGGACTAATACGAGGGTAAAACAGTGGTAAGGACTGAGCCAACCATTCCAAATAAAACAGGAATGAGGGAATAGTTCTTTTAACCACTCCTCGCAAGTCTGACCTCTGGGCAATGCCCAAAGAGTCTGATAAGATACCCGTCCAAGAAGTTGGAGAGGAGGGTGATGCCTTTTCAAGGAACAGCAGCCTATTCGACGACTTAAGACCATTCTTGTGGGCTGATAACAGGTTCAGAGTTAAACTCTTAATCCCATTACTCACCTCCACGAGAAAATCTGGGTCCCCAGAATAGGGATCGGTAATTGTAGAAAGTTTTAACTTTCCCGGTATACGAATAATTCTATAAATAGAAAAAATCGTTAGTCACCAACGTATAATCGAAGGTGACCCCTTGATAATAGATAATCGATCACGAGTACCTATTATCTTTGGAAGGCCGCACCGAGCTAATCCTGGAAAAGGGTAATCCGCATTAAGCTCCCTAAAGGAACTTAATGGATGCCCCGCAATCCGCTTCTGGACAGCGAGCTGGCAACATTTTAAGTAATGGACTACATAGGCTGGACCATATATCTTTCTTATTCTAAGAAGATAGTGGGCCACCTGAAATAGTTGATTATAGCGAATACGCGGCTTCACTTTGTTAGGGAAACAAGAAGCCACTAAACGTGGTCCAAGCTCCCGACAAAGTGCTAACAGTTGTAAACTGTTCAGGCTGATCATAGGCTCTGTCTTCCGCTCATCCTTAAACATTTCATGGACAGAAATAAAATTAAATTTTGTTTTTGACATGTCATAATTAAGTATGTGTGGATCTCCTTCTCCACAGACACAAATACCCACAAGGTATCCCTCCACAGTTAGCCGGGACTGGTGTTAAACCAACCGTCTAAGCTGTATCAAAAGGAGACCTATCAGGCACAGTGCCAAAATAGGACAGAAACTACGCTAGTCATCATGGTTCCCCATGGCTAACGACCAGAAGCACCCGGACCGAGCTGGGCGAGTAAGACTTAACGTAAATTAAGTCCACACGCGCTCCGGCTCTCGCCACATCTCCTCTCTTACCGGGAAAGTCTCTAACGAGACCCCGGAATCAGGAGAAGCTGTGACTCAAGACAAAGAGAAATCTTTTAATTGAGTACGGCTTTGGTAAAACCGTTTGAGGCCCCCAATAAAGGCCTGGAATCGGAAGG